GTTCATTGTTTTCATCATAGACTACCCATTGCCAACTGCCTCTCATGATTTATCCTGATGTTTAATTGATGTCTGTTTCTTTATATAAGGGTTTATGTGTATAGCATACATTATTGAACCTATTACTATACCTGTAAAAAATATTTGTACTATATGAACTATATTTAATTCGTATGTCATTTGTACCTCCTTAAAAGCACTATTTGTGTAAACATTAAAAAAAAGAGGGGAGTATTAAACTCCCCCCAAGTAATCTTAAGATACTTTATCGAATCTTAATTCACCAGTCATAACATCTAACGATGCAACTTTAGGAAAACCCATATCAACAAGGCTTTCAATGGCAACACCCTCATGTTCAATAGGTAGCAAAGCATAATGATAATTATACTCGCTTTGCTCTTTAATAACCTCAGGGTCTAGAAGAAGATTACCTTCATCATCCCTTTGAGCACGTGAACGGACCTCAAAGGTTTGACCCTTAAGTTTACCACTTTTGATTGTGGTATTGATTCCAGATTTAGAAAGGGATAGACCATAATAAGGTCTACCAGTATCTTGATTAGATTTTAAATATACAGTTTTAAACATATCTTACTCCTTATGTTGAATTGATAATTAACGTAATCGTATGGAAGATTATCCATACTAAGGGGGAACCCCGACCAAAATAAGCCGTATATCAAAATGCTACAATTTTGAAACTTTAGGATCTATAAAAGGAGTTGTAGAGGGGGGTAGAAAAAAAAGGGACGGTCTTGTTGTGGTTGTGTCCAACCGAAGGTAACCCCCACAGATGTAAAAGTCAACAACGGGTTTTTTTGAACGTAAAAATAACTAGGATGTTTAACTTTAGATATGAAAAAATATACTTTAACCATAGTATATAACGAACAAAGTGATAGATTAGAATCGCTTGAAGAAAAAATCGTAGATATTGCACCGAAAAAGAAATCATTTAAGGTAGATGTACCCGCTTCATTTAGCGAACACTTAGATGAGATGAATCCACAAGAAAGAGATAAAGTATTTGAACTTGTCGTCAATAATTGTGGTGGTGTAATGCCTGATGCGTGAGTATGAGGTAAAGAAAGAAATTCACAATGTCTATGATGCCGTTGATGAAGTACCAACGTCCATTCAGTACAAGCTTGATTGGAGAAAAGCTTCTGTTGGAGACTGGGTCGTAGCCGATGATGGTTGCGTTATCCAAATCCTCAGAGGTGGAAAGATGATGAAGCATAAAAAGAAAGTGTCTTATGTAGGCACTTGTACAGGTACTTTCATTTGTTCCAAATCCCAACTAATGGATACGTCCAAACGTAAAAATATCTATTCGTTCGGAGGGAACAATAACCACCTTGATTCCGTTCAAAAACGTAAGAACCTAACTGCTCAGGAAGCAATGTTCTCAAAATATATTGCTCTGGGTTTGAATCCACAAGAGGCATACAAGAAGTCGTTTTCAACAGACAACAATCAGTATGCGAAAATTAGATCAGGAATATTAATCAAACAGGAACGAATCGTGTCAGCAGTTAAAGAAGAATTAGACAAGGTGTTCAAGGATTTAGGAATCGACCTAACGTATTTAGTGGATGGTGTAAAATCTGAAGCAGATAATCCAGAGGGTCGACCTATTGATAGGCTTAAAGCATTCCAAATGTTATGGGATGCGGCGGA